TGTAATTTTTTTGTAGGCTTTTCTTTCTGTAGCTGTACCAGTATTAATACCAGCTTTTTCTGCTTGTTTAACTAATTTGTTTAATGTTGCTTTGTTTGTATGTCCAGCAATCTCTGCTACTTTGTTCCAATAGTTAGCTTTGAATGCTACAGACCTAGATAATTTATTAGTAGGTACAGACATCAATTTATCAAATAATTTATCAACTAAATCATTTGCCATATTAACGCTTCTTTTTTCTGAAAACAATTCTGCTTTTGCTGTAGTAGGTAAAACATCTAAATACTTTTCAAAGAAATCTTTTTTAATTGCCTCTTGGTTTTTTCTTAGTTGTGTGGTGATTCTATCGTACTCACTATCAGTAAGTTCACCTCTCCAGTAAGCATCAAAGTCTACTTTTTTTAAACCAGCTAAATCATTAACTGCATCTTTTCTGGCTATAAATTGTAATAGTTCTGGGTTACCACCTTCTTGAATCCATCTACTTGATGCTGCTGTAGCACCACCAGCTGTTGTAGTTTTTATACTACCACCAGCTATGTCTGCTAAGTTAGCATTTACATAATTTATAAATTCATCAGACAATGATTTACCTGGAGCAGACTGTCTACCAGCACCATTAAACATATGTGATTTAGCACCAGTTACTTTTTTGATGTGATTGTTTAAACTACTACCTTTGGTGTTAGCTCTTTTCTTTAAAGCTCTTAAAGCTGCTGCTCTTTTAGCTGAAGGTAACATTTGTATAGCTGCTAACTCTTTTGACAAAGGGTCAAAATATGCTTGTAATACATTTCTAAATGATGCGTTCTTCCAAGTGTTAAAGTTTTTACCTTTGTCAACTGTACCCCAGGTACCTGCTCCTGCATATCTTCTTCGTATAGAAGATAATGTTCCAGCACTTTCTGTCATTCCATCCATAAATTGTGCATTATTCTCAAATGAACCTAGTAATCCTAGTTGTGACTCTCTCGGTGCATTAAACGCTCTAGCTATAGTTTCTATTGGATGTCTGATAGGGCTAGTAATACCTGATGCCATTATTCTTATTTGTTCTTCTAAAACAACTCTTACTGTCCAAGCTGGTCTTAGTAGTACTAATGGTTTAAAGTAACCACCATAATAATTATCCATAAATCTACGAACTGTATCTGCACTTTCACCAGCAAAGAATTGATTACCAACTGGTCCTAATTTACTATCTAATGCTTTACCTACTCTTAATAAATCTGTAGGGTTTGGTAAAAATATTTCATCAGCTAATTGTGTAATTGTTAATGGACTAACTAGCAACTCTTCTTCGTTTACAGGTTTACCTTTTTTGTTTAATAGTTTTTGTAAAAAACCTGTGACTGGTAAATCTTCATTAGAATACTTCCTACCTGCAGTCTTAGCCATTTCACCATCAGCATAAAATTTACCCATTACATTAGTTCCTCTTTCAATAAGTTTTACTTGAAATTCAGATAAACCTGATATGCTTCCATCTTTATTTATTTTTCCACCCATATTTTTTACGATAGGATTTTTAAAATCTTTTTGAAAAAACTCAACTAATGTATTAACTACTTCTGTAGGTGCATCATCACTATCTAAAGCATCTAATGTTTTGTTAAAATATTTTCTACTTAGTTTTTGTGCAGCATCAGCATCTAGTTGGTCAGTAGCTAGGTTAAGTAACCTTGTCATTTGTACTAACGAACCATCTACATCTCCAGTTACCATTCTGGCTCCGTATGTTTTGTCCATCATTTTTGTTAAACGATTTGTTTTTTTTCCTATGGTTGGAAGCATATTGTTTGTTAATTGTTTATTAACTAAGTAATCATCTACATAATCAGTTAGCTGCTTATTAATATCATCATATGTAGCTTTTGGATTTTTTTGTTTTAGTTTCCTAAGTCCTAACAAAAACTCTTGGTCTTTAATTTGTTCACCACTTCGTTTAATAATTACATTGCCATCTTCAGCATTTTCCCATAAGAATTTTTTAAATACTAATCCTTCATCTCCAGCTAAGAATGCTTGTGATGTAGGTCCGTGTATAGTTTTTCTAGCAGCATTAACCAATCCACTAGATTCAAATTTTTTCATATCTTGTAAAGAAGTAAATGTTTTACCTAGTTTACCTACTTTAGATAAACCAAATGTTGCTAAAGCTATAGGGTCAGCAAATATTTGTGCAGCTAAGTCAATAGCACCAGTCATAAAACTATACGCTTTAGTACCTGGCTCTATAACTTCATCAAATGGTTTAAACAACCAACGACCAATAGTTACTGTTGGAGCAACACCTGCTGCTTCAAACTTAGCTCTTCTTTCACCTTGAAACTGTACTCCTGTTTCAGCTTTTAGTCTTTGCTCTTCGTATATCTGTGGAGCTAAAACATTATCTAAAACGAACTGTCTTGCATCTGTAGGACTAACACCTGATTCAACTAGATTTTTATACTCATCAGTTGTTGTTGGGTCAGTGCTTCCTAAAAATAAACCATCTCCTAAATCACCTTTACCTGTAATACCAGCTTTAAACAACTCTGTTTCAGAAGCTGCTTTTGCTTCATCTGGTGTCATACCCTGCTGTCTAGCTTCTAAGTATCTTACTTTTTCTGGTAATCCTTCTTCCCAAGCTGATTGAAAACCAAGAAACAGTCCTCTTAAACCTGCTTTACTTTTTTCTTTAGCAAACTTACCAGCAGTTTTAACAGCACCATATCCTTCTTCTTCTTTAAGAATTGAATCTTGTATTACAATTTGTTGTAGTCTTGGGTCATCAGGTGATATGTTTAAACGAGCAGCACCTACAACTGCACCTGCAGGAAGTGTTGGGTATTTATTTGCTATAGAAGCAGCTTGTTTAGCCATTTCTTCATTTATAGTTGAAGGTGTATTTCTTTTGTCTTGTTCTTTTCTTGCTATATCATCATCTGCAATATCGCCATCAAATATTGAAAATGACATACTAACTCAATAATCTGGCTAAGTCTGGGTCACCTGTTAGGTCATACATTTCTTGTACTAATTCTCTTGTACTTCTCATATTGTTAGGTACACCTAATCCTGTTCGTACATTTTCATTCTTTCTATTAGTACCAGCAAAGACATCTAAATCTAATTGTTTTTGTACAGTAGGGTCAAGTGGTATTTGTTGTGGAGCTACAGTATCTGTAACAATTTCATTACTAACTGTAGGTGATTCATCTAAAAATCTTTGCATCTCTACTTTTTCTCCATAACCCATCTTGCTATTGTCTACAAAGTTTCTACCTGCTGGAGGTACATTTAATGCTGTTTTTGTTACTTTAGGTGCTCTACTCATTCTTCCTCTTCCTCTTCAAAAAAAGCAAATGTTGAACTTATAATCATATAACCAAATGGAAATACCATTGGTGGCATTTGGTCTGTGTAGATTGTAGGTTCAGTTAATCTTTTTTCTAATAATATATCATTACCAATTTCATCTACATCATCTAAACAAAAATTGACTATGTCAACAAATTCATTATTAATATCTTTCATTGTCCTAAACCTTGTAGTAGTTGTCCTATACCAGGTGGAGCACCTTGTGGTGGCAAGGCAGCTCCTTCTGGTAATCCTTGTATCAGACTTTGTTCTGCTTCAGGAATTTCTGGTTCCTCTGCAGTAAAGAATTTATCCAATATATTTTGCATATCACCTGGATTTTTTCTTATTTGTACAACTGTCATTGTTGCTTTAGGGTCGCCCTGTTGGGCTTGTGATAACAGTGTTTCAAATAATATTTTGTCTGCTTTTTCTTTTGTAATTCTTTCATTGACTCTAACAATATTATCAAGTCCATCTAAGTTTTCTTGTAATGTTTGACTATCAATAATTCCTGCATTAAGTAATTGCAGTCCTGTAACTATTTTCTGTGGTTCATCATATCCAGCCATAGCTCCGTACACTCTTCGTGTTTGGAAAGAACTAATGTCTTTAGCTGGGTCATAGTTTTCTGAATAAAAAGTATTGTCCATATAACCAGATAGTGATTTATTAGTACCACCATACATTTTTTTATCCCACTCTAATCTTTTAGAGTCAATCATTTCTATAGAGTCAGCCATAACAGTATGGTACTCTCTAATCATAAGTGACATAGATGCTCCTAGTTCTTCAAGTCCTCTACCAGTAGCAAAGCTAAGTGGTGACTGCGAATCATCTTGCGAAGGATATGAACCACCGACACGAAGTTGTCGTTCTATTCTATCTATCTGTTGAAAAATCTGATAAGGAACATTAGATGCTGGTTTAGAAACCTGTGTACCTGGAGCTAAATAGTTAACAGCAAATCTACCTTTACGATATTGTCCTGATTCTATTTCTCCTGATATGTTTGTTTCTGTAAACACTGCATCTTCCATTGCTATTATTGACATCACATTAATCTTTGCCATAGAAGCCATAAGTCCTATGATTTGGTCATACTGTCCTTGCATTCTGTCAAAGCTAAATTTCTTAGCAATAACAAATGCTGGTCCACTATCTAGTGGATTTGGTATGAAGTCAAGAATAGTTGCAGAGGTCATATGGAAAATATAAGTTCCCTCTAAGTTATAGTACTCTGCTATTAGGTCGCCATCACCATTACTGTTAGCCCAAGAGCCATTGTACTGGTCTGTATATGCAGAAGCGTAGGCATTACCTACACCTAGGAAATCTGTGTTATAAGCATCTTTATTTAATATTTGATTTGCATATTTAGGATATGTTCTAGCTAGAGCTTCTTTAGGAACTC